CGCCGACTTGTTGGCGTGCTGCTGAGTAGTGGTTGTCGCGGTGTCGGCGTCAGGCTATCTGATTGTGAGGCTGGTCCACCGAAAGTCTAGGACAGACGAGTGATAGTATTTCCGGGAGCTGAAGAGTCTATCAAGCCCGCTTTTGCGGGCATTTGCCCACCATTTTTCACTTCAATGCAGACACAACAAAAAGAGAAAACGGAAGAGGCCCCCAAAGCGGCAAGTCGTGCAGCAGACACCCTCCCCCGTGCAGTTGGAGCAACTACGGGACGGGAAGAAGCTGGTTCTTCTGGCGCGAGACAGAAGACCGATCCTAAGGCTCGAGCTGGAAAGCAAAAGCCAAAGGTGTCAAAGTCACAGACTCCCAGCAAAGGGGACCCTAAATGGACAGGGTCATCATCATCACATCATGAGAAACCCGAAGACGTCGAAAGAAAATCCGGTAGGACAAGAGGCCGAAAGATTGATCGACGTATGAAGTGGATTGCAAGTGTTGAAGAAGCAAAGAAGAAGAAGTTGGAAGAGGCAAAAGAACAACAGAAAAGAGAGGCAGTTCGGAAGGATAAAAGTGAACTTGTCAGCGAAGCACTCGCTGACGACGAGGCGAAGAAGAAGGGGAGTGAAGATGCCCGTTCTGCCAAAGAAGGGAGAGAAGTTGAGAATAAGAAAAGACTGAATCTGGAGGAGGCGGACTTTGATGCTTATGAAATTGAAAATTCCAATCATCAACGTTTGAAAGAAATCGAAGACTGTCCTCTGATAGATTCTAATCTGTTCTTGCGTACAAAGAGTGCATATGAGTCAGCCAAGAAACTCGAATTAAACCGTCAGGCCGGCGAATTGACCGACGGGATTTTAGATATCGAGGAAAACATACAGATCCAAGAGACAGCGAAAGACCTGCGTTTGGCGAATGCCAGTCGCGGTCGCAGTCAAGCTGAGTGTGTTGTGGCTGATACGGATCACCAAATCAGAATGCACGTTCTACAGTTGAAAAGTCGAGAGCGGCAAGAAGAAGAGAGATTGAGAATTGAGACTGACCAAGCCACACAGCTAAAGCGTGCTGAACAAACACAAAAACAACAGAGACCCACACCTGCTGAGATTCGAGACAGGCTGGGCACGGAGACTTTTGTCTACCGAAAACCATTCAAACGCTTGAGCATGTGGGAAAGTCACATTGAATTTCTCACACAGTATCTTTGGATACTTGTACTCTGGGCCGCAATTGAGACTACTGTATTGATTCATGCAGGGGATTCAGACCCCACGTATCTTCTGAATGCGGTATGCCACACGACAGTTTTCACTTACGTGTCGTTGGTAATATACCATTTGTTGCGCTATCATGCATTTAACACGGGACATTTGAACTTTACAAATCAAATAACAAAATACATTTTGACCTTTATGGTCTTGCTCTTTTTTGTTCATTTGTCACGTTCTTATTTGCAATTTTTGCCAGTCGTTTCAAGTATCTTTGACTGGGTAGCGTCAACCTTCCTTCGAGGCTATGCAGAGGGCCTAATAGTGTCTCTGTATTTTTATCTGCCCTTTCATTTGGCGCAACTGGTCGAGAAGTTCCAGGATGCGTCTTTGATTTCACTCACAATTGATGTCGCAGACAAGAGCACGTCCATTTTCAATAGACCCTTGCGGGGACAACGTGCTCCTTCAAGCCATGCTAATTATGATGGCCGCTTCCTGAGTCAAAGAAACCAGGAAGTTAAAGTCTTTGACCCCATTGAGCAAAGCGTTATTTTCATGTTGTACACGGGCTATGCAGTCAAAACAAAAACAAGAAGAATCCAAATTGAAACAGTTACTTCATTGCTCGCGCCAACAATTTATAACGCCAGACTAGGTCTAGACACACTGCTTGAGAGGCAGACTCAAGCCCTGCGAACGACAGGGGACATCATGACGAATCGATTTGCGTGGTTTGAACAAGAGGACGTGCAATCGAATTCCCTTCAAGCAGCGCACATTGTCGCGGCCCATTTTGTTGCCGACAGTGCGCTCCCAAACTTCCATTCTCTATGAACGATGAACACCGGTGCGTGGCCTTTGGTTACAATACAGACGAAATCTTCAAACACAAAAATTTTTCCAGCGAATTACCAGTCAGCAATGGTTCCGCGATCATCTTGCAACCGAATTATGAGACGACACGTCGTCCAATTGTTGCGGTTTCCGCTGGTCCTCACATTTCAAACTGCATGCAACCTCATCCAAATCCAAAGGATTCACTCACCGCCGTTCATGGAGGCCTCAAAAGGATAATGTCTAGGGTGCCTAGCATTAATCCTGAACGCATGGAGCGATTCAAAGCTTTTGTTCGTCGGTGGTTGGAACAAAATCTCACTCCATTGTCAAGCACTACTGATACTGATTTTGAAAAGTATTTAGAAACAACTAACTACCCATTATGGAGGAAGGCCGAACTGAGAAAGGCGCGAGATGAATTAACTGGAAAGTTAAGTCGGAAACAGAAAAGAAATAAATGCTTCGTGAAATGGGAAACATATCCCGAATGGAAGAAAGCCAGAAACATCTTCTCACGAAGTGATCACTTTAAAGTATTTTCTGGACCCATCTTTAAGCTGATTGAAAAAGCGCTTTTTGAAAAAGAATGGTTCATCAAGAAAGTGCCGATTTCGGAACGACCTGAATACATAATGAGACGACTGGGAGAAGTTTTGGGGATTGATTTGGGAACTGACTTCACGAGCTTTGAAGCATCTTTCACTGCTGAGATTATGGAAGCTTGTGAGATGCAGCTCTATGAATACATGTCGAGCCAGCTTGTTGGTGGTCGCGATTGGTATGAGACAATTTACAATACCATGTGCGGTGTCAATTACTGCAATTTTGAATGGTTTGTACTGCTGATCGAGGCTACTCGCATGTCTGGTGAGATGTGCACATCATTGGGGAATTCATTTACGAACCTTATGGCCTTTTTGTTTGCTTGTGAAGAAAGTAAGATCCCGCCCCCCCCAGGAGTCACAGAAGGAGATGACGGCTCCTTCAGAGTGCAGCGCATTCCAGATGTTACGGTGTTTTCAGACTTAGGGCTGAATTTGAAGCTGCAGAGATTTGAACGACCGGAGGAAATGTCTTTTTGTGGCCTTGTTTTCGACTCTGAGGAGTTGAACAATGTCACAGACCCCCGGGAGGTGCTAGCCAACTTTGGTTGGGTCTCAGCACGCTATGCTCTTGCCAGAAAAACGAAACTCCGTACACTTCTGAGGTGCAAAGCACTCTCATATGCACATCAATATCCAGGCTGTCCAATCATTAGATCCGTGGCAAGATACGGACTGCGCGTCACTCGAGGCTTGGATGTTCGTCACATGATTGCAGAGAGTCGCGCATTTGGTTGGTGGGAAAGGGAAAAACTCATGTCATTTAAAGATGAGAAAACAATCCCTGAACGCGAGATCGGTCCGCACACACGAGAATTGGTTGCGAAGCTCTATGGTATTTCTGTTGAATTGCAGTTGAAGATAGAGCGCTTTTTCGACGAGAAGGATGATCTTGAACCCATTAACTTTGAAGAAATCACACACTTGATGGATGCTACGTGGATGCGATATGGGTGTTACTACACCCTGTCAAACCCAATTTCCAAGTTGGATTTCTTCCCCTCGATTTCACGAGACGAAAGTCAGTCTTGGAAATCTCTATTCGCGTCTTACGCTAACGTGTTCAGCAGCTGGCGCGAGTACAAAGAGAGCCAAGAATTGAGTTGAGGAGGCAGAACGGACACTGCTTTAACAAACCGCTGGGACGAGGCAACGTCTG